ATAAAAGATGTGGTGCGAGGCGTCGTAAACCTAGAGTTATAACTTCCAAAAATCTCGGCAAAATTTGGAATTCCCATGCCGCCGTACGTTCCTGAGACAACTCCTACAGGGCCTAATCCACCGACTAAGTTCTCAACACTCACGAGCTCGGCCTCGACGGGAAAGTCGAGATACAGCAGGTGCTGCTCTTCCTGGAATCTATCTGGGTCTGTATTGAGGACCTTTGAGAGATATGAATTGCTGGCGGGATCAAGTGAAGCCGTGAAGATCTTGACGCCCGGAGCGCCCTCATCATTGGCAAAATCAAGGTCGTCAGATACAAGGACTAATCTAAAATTTGAGTCTCCGTCGACTGTTCCAAATGATGGAGGATCTGCTAGACTTCCACCAACACCAACGTTATGATTGATAATGTGAAAAGCTGAGCCTGTCGTCGTGAATAGGACTGCTCTTACAAGATTGACAGTATTGTCTCCAAGATCGAATGATGAGTTGTCAGTAAATATTGGAAAGCCGACTAACTCCAGATTATTAACTACATGTCTAGCGACAACAAACTGCACATGTCCTTTTGCCTCCTCATCGTCAAGACCTACGACCTTAAAGCCTGCGTTCTTTGTGATGCCGGACTCCTGCGTCAGGAGACGATCTGCGGCCGACTCACTCGATCCTGCGCCGAGTGTGCGAACGAAAGTCAATGCGCTCTTGTTTCTAAGAAATTCTCTTACGGCGTAGGGACCGAATCTATCAATGCTGAGAGCACCAAATCTATTCTCAAAGTCAACCAAGTTGCCGACTGTAACAGGTACGAAAGCGGGTCCCTTCTCGGCTGTACCGATAATACCGCCGGGTGTTCCTGTGGCGGTAGCACTTCTAGCCGAAAGATCAATCTCCTGTTCAAAAAAACCGGGCGATCTAAATGTTTGCTCAGCCATTGATGTCTCTCCTTAGGCTCAAAATTACATGTGTAGATTTACTACAATAAGTATCGCGTAAAATTGAAAAATTCCGCATATTGCTTTTAAATGTCGTCTAGATCGGACACAAGACCCTCCCGGTAGACTGTCTCTCCCTTGCGTCCTTCCGCTACGCCACCGAGCCTCTGTTTGACGGCAGACACTACAATTTTTTTTCTCTTGCCCGTGAATGGGTCAACCTCAAACCGATAGAAGAGCAGGTCGCTGCTGTTGCCAGCGTAATTCCCTACGACAGGGGTGCCGCTCGAGAGACTCTCGTCGTCAATTACACTGGAACCTGCCTCATTCTCTCCAATTCGACTCAAACTGGAGGCAACGCTGCTGGCAGCGATCGCCTGTCCTGGAAGACCGTCACCCTCCCTAGAGAGATCATCTAGAACATATGCTGATGTGTGAGAGCTAGGAACATTAGCGTTGAGGCTCTCTACAGGAGCCGAATTAATACCCTCGATCTTAAATTCAACTTTTGGAGCAGAGATTTTTCTTCGAAGACCATTAGGACTGCCTGGATACTCCGGCAGAACAAGGTATGCGTTGACCTTTATGTCAAAAGACTGCTTTATGAGGCGCTCTGAGTCTGTAAAATCATCGTAGTTGTTGTCTGATGAAAATTCACTTCCAACATATCCGACAAACCAATACCCCTTCGGCGTCTCAAGTCTAAAAGTCCTGCCGTAATTGTTCTGATACATGCTCATGACAGCAGACATTATCTCGTTCATCTGATTCATGAACTGTGCCCAGATAGTGATGTTGTAAGTCGCCTGGTAGTGCTTGACAGGCGGCATCGTGATGATCTCGTAGATGTTATCAAGCACATCAGGCTTCAGTGAGATGTCATTGGGAACAGCACCCTCCCCACGACTTCTCTGTCGTCTAGACCCAACAGTCCCTGGCTTTGTGCCGCCGCCGAGACCGTCAATTTCGTGAGATTTAGAGGCGACACCGTCCTGATTGTCAATTCCGATCTTATTTAGGAGACGCTTGTATGTGTCGCTCTCCGGTGAGATCTTAATTTTAAGTTTGGTAGGCTGCATCTGCCCAGGTCCGTGGCCGTTGTCGGGAGTTTGATTAATTCCTGTCCTCATTATCGAGATGAGAGGCAGTATTAATGTCTTGTTCTTGTCTCGCAGCGGTTCCCTTCGATTCAGAACAGCAAATCTTTCACCTGTCGAGAAGATGACGGGTATTCTTTTTGTCTCACCGTTTTGGATGTACTGCAGCGGGAGCTGGCTATCGAAGAGATCGAAGACAGACCTGTCGGCGTCTTCGAGAGTGCACGAAGGCAACGTGAAGTCATCAGGCACGTCTGTGCCTTCGTAGCCAGATGGCTCACGAAGTATGTTTCCTTTAAATTGTGTCATTCTAGTCGACATTAATCGCCTTCATCTCCATAGAAAGATGATGAAACGCCATCCTTCTCGACCTTTTGTGGCTTTGTGGCATCAAGTTTACCTTGATCAATTAGCGACCTTTTGTCGCCAGTGACGCCTAGCTCATTTGTCTTATTGCCTCGCTGCTGGACGAAGACTTCCTGCGTGGCATCACGATCAGCATCGTCCTTCGCGCGCGGTCCGATAGGACGAATATTAATTTGACCTGTTCGCAACTGCTTTCCTGTGACCTTATAACCTGAAATGTGCTCAACTTGTCCGAAAATTAATTTCTCAACGATAACAGATGTAATTTCAAAGTAGACAGAGCTGTAACTAAAATAGTCACCTTCCCTAATATTAATGTTCCTGTCGTTTACGTCTCTGACATGAATGTGTGCCGTGACGGAGAGATACTCTTCACTGCCAAATCGATTTGTCTTGACCTCGTTTGCGCTCCACTCAACGAGGGACTCAATTTCAACTGGAGCGTCAAAAATCTTCTCCCTTGATTCCTCATAGACACCATGAATGTCACTGAGATCCTCTCTAATTCTAAAGTAGTAAATCTTCTGGCCCGCAACATCCTTAATAATCTCCTTAGTGATATCGGAGATGAAGTCGATTTCTCGAGGTGTGATAAATAGTCTTGCCATGTTTAGCCTACAATTATCGCCTTGCCGTTAGGCATCGGCACGTATCTTAGAAGTTTATTAAGATTGTCTGCAGCGGCAACTTCAGTCTCAAGAATTTTGGAGTAGGTGAGAGACTCAAGCATCTCCTTGAGCTCAGTCTTCAGGTCTTTCTGCTCTTCTCGGCCTTGGCTCACGAGATCGGATCCGTTCAATTGAACCTCCGCTCCTGGAATGGGGACGGATCCAAACTTTGAACGAATAAGACCTAGAACTTCCTTGCAGAGAGAGATTGTGTACTGTCGCGTCCACTGTCGCCCAATGGAGTTAATCCTACTGAACAACAAATTATCAAATGGAACGTTAGAAAGGTTGTTCGCTCCGTAGATAGAGTCGTCCTCGAATGGAGGGGCAAGTGGGTCTGGCGCAAAGGCGACGCGAATCCAGAGGCGTTTAGGCTTGGCAGTCGCCTCTACAGGAGTTGGAAAAATTCGAATCTTCGTTCCTGTGACCTTGTAAGAAAAATTTGACCGTCGAACTCTCTGGGACATGCTTAACATTCCGCCTCGAAGAACGTCCTCGAAGACAGGCAAGACATAAAATACGGTCTCAGGTGTAAATGACTCGAAATTAAATTCATTGTTCAAGTAGTTAACAGCCGACGTGGTGTCAAAGAAGCGATAAGCAGCCGAAGGGTTAAAATGAAAAACTTCTTGAATTTTTAATTTTTTCCCTAAAACACCTCCATTGCTTACGACAATGGGAAGGCCATCCATATCCTTGAGTTCTTCGTAGATGTCGTAATCCTGCCTTCCGGCCTCGAGCTCAATTGAGCCGCTGAGTGTCTCATAGGCGCCACCAAGCCCTGCCTCCATCGCATACGGCTCAGCACGACGCAGCGCAAATTCAAAATTCTCTCGAGGTAGTTTCTGTTCAGCCCCTGACAGGGTGCCCGTGGCAAAACCCATGAGGCTGGCCATCTGTGACTTCGCCTGATACTGATTGATGATCGCGCCATACGTGCAGAATGCCTCCTCGAAGCAGGCCCAAATCTGCTTCTTGGTTAGCTCTACGCTAAGGATGTCGTCTCCCAGACGACGCTTGACAAAAGTGACCATTGCGTCTGCTTCTGTCTGAAAGTCTGGGTCGTTGTCAAAAAATCCAAACGGTGTCGGGCTTAGAGTATCGTTAAAGTTTGCCATCTACAACTCCTCCGACTAAATAGGAGCCTAGAGCTCAAAGGGATTTAAGCAATGTACTTTAGCAGTAAGCCGCTTCCCGCCATGAGAAACTGGACTATCGTAAAGATTGTGACTGCTTTAATCTTAAATGAGCGAAGCTCATCGACGGTCTTGACAAGCTCCTTGAGCTGTGTGACAGACGTCACCTCTTCAACATTTCGCTTCCAGGCCTTAAGCTCATCGACGCTGTCGAGTCGAACTTGAATCTTGGAAATGTCTCCTCGAACTTCTTGAAGGTCACTTCTCAA